CTTTGCATAAAAGTCCTTATCATAAAAGATCTCCATGGCTTCTTTCATGATATTCTGCTTTTTCGCCGTCACTTTGAGCATCTCGGCCGTCTTGGCCACGCTACTCGGCTTCTTGGTCGTATCCAAGGACGCAGATGGAGCAGGTCCATTCATTTTAAATTCCTTAAAGCATTCGTACATCTCGGTCGAAATCTTGGCACGCAAACTGTGACCGTCATCAATCGCCTTCCATCGGTTGTCAATAAACTCATACCACTTCTTGTTGTGAATACTGACACAGATAAAGACGTCCTTGAACATGTGATAGAGCACCGTCGCCAAGTCATATTCTGAGTTGGTGGTTGCAGAATGTTCAATGAAATGACTGATGGTCTGCTTACGAATTTCGTAATATTGTGTCGGGTTCGAAATCTTACTCCAGTACAGGATAGAACGTAGGGTCAGTCCTTCGTTGGAACGATTGAACCCATTCCATTGATCGTGCAAAGAAGGAATATTGGAATAGTCAAAGGACGAAGACTGTGCACTAAACTTGACCCACACCGGGAAGAGACGAGTGTCCGTTTGTCTCAGTGCCCATCCAACCCGTATCCACTTCGCATAGCTGTTCTCGCCCCAATACTCGGCAGGCAAGGTCATGACATATTTGTACGCCTCCTTGATCTTGTAATCGAGACTCGTGATGGTCTCCATAAACCCTTCGAGGTATTCGTCCAATTCTTCTGCATTGTTAATTTCGTAACTCATCTTGTTGCGAAAGACGGAATGTTCGAGAAGCTTCACGCTAGACTTGGTCGTCTTCTTTTGCCTCGTCTTGGCAATCTCGTCGTATTTCTGTTGCATGTCCGGGCACAGCGCAGCCTGCACCAGGTTCAGATTACGCGCAGTCAGATTTTCAAAATTCTGAAGGATCCATTCGTTCGTCACCAGCCTTTCCTTGATGGCCCAGCTACCCTCCTGGTTCTGACACACATAAATCTGCTTCAAGCTGTACGGCGCACAGTCAGGCTTCCGAGACCCATAGAGTTGCCAGTTTGAATGGCCGCGAATGACAGCATCGTCAAAGACATCCTCCCAGGTATTGGTCAGCGGCAGCTCGTTCCACGAACTAGGAATGTTTTTGATGATTAAATCTCTCATCATAATTTTGCAGGTGTAATCCATTTTCAAGTTTAAGATAATATGAATACCGTCCTTGGTCTTGTCTTCTTCAAAACGAACGTTTTCTCGCTCCATCACATAACATTCAATGGTTTTCTCGTTCATTTGCTTGATGGTAGAAATGGTGTCCACGATACATTGAACCAAGTCCACCACATGCTCTTTCTTGTGTTGACGATCTTCGATCTCTACCTTATATCTAAAATCAATATCGATCAGGATCGGTCCCTCCTCCATCTGTTTCTCCGTATAAAATCCAAGCGTATCTCCCAACAGGATATGTTTTTTATACAGTTCATAGAACTTTGGAATACTATCTTGTTGAATATGATAAGACCCACCATAAACACCCAGATTTCTGTTGCCAATCTTGGTATGCGTGTGTCCATCTTCGGCCGGGTGCTTTTTGAGAAAGGTTTCAACTGGGCAAGCCATCTTTGTTTATACCTTGACGTATTATTTTTATCTCAATTTTAAAGTTTAAGTTTTCGTTTTACAATTAAAGACACTTCTTTAGTTACATTCAATGGAAAGATGTGTGAAACGCATTATGTTGGATATAAAGGAAATACAATCCGATCCGGACCCCTCTTTTTTTTATATTCCGGATGAAACCAATGCATTGAAAGGTCATGCCATCATCATCGGACGAGAAGGTACTCCTTATGCACACGGCTTTTATTTGTTCGAGTTTGCCTTTCCGACCAATTATCCTTTTGCACCTCCCGTGGTAACCTTTATCAATGGGGATGGCCGCACTCGATTTAATCCAAATCTGTATGTCTCTGGCAAAGTATGTCTCTCCATTTTGAATACCTGGTCCGGGGAGAAATGGAGTGCATGTCAATCCATCCGATCGGTCTTACTCTCCATCTCTATCCTCATTTTAAACGAAGAACCTTTTTTGAACGAGCCTGGATTTTCTCGTACGAATTGTTCGTTTAAACCTTACCATCAATTGTTGGAATACAAAAACATTGAGGTTTGTTTGCTAAAGTATTTATCCTTAGAAAACATACCTAGCGCCTTTCAAAGTTATCATACATTCTTGGTGTCTTATTTTATTAAACATTACGAGAAGATTCTAGAAATCGTGAAAGGAAAAGAGAACGTATTCGTCGACATTAATGTATTTCAAGATCAGAGTTGTTTTTTGAATTACATGACCTTAGAACAACAAATAGTGAGGTTCTATGGCCTGCTAAATAAAAATTGATATAAATAATAAATCTACCTCTTTTATAAGATGAACTTCTGTAAGGTATGCGACAACATGTATTACATGAAGATCAAAGAGGACGAGACCGAGGCCCTCATCTATTACTGCAAAAACTGCGGGATGGAAGAGGACAATCTCGTGCTGACCAATCTTTGTGTCTCTCGTACAGAAGAAGGAAATTCTACCCAAAAGACGAATAAGATTAATGAATACACCATTCACGATCCGACCTTGCCTCATATCTATACCATGAAGTGTCCAAACGACCAGTGCGAGGTCTATACCAAGGACAAGAAACAGGACGTCATTTATATGCGTGTCGACGACGTCAACATGAAGTATCTTTATTTGTGTACGGTGTGCGAGACCAAGTGGGCGCCTTAGACATATGTTATAAGTTATCTTTTTTTCCTGTGCTGACCAAAAATTGAATATAAAATTATTCTATATTCTATTATACAAATGAGTGACTACGGGTCAGAAGAGGAAGACAGTGTCTCGATCCAGAGTGAGGTGCATTCGGAGGAAGACGACATTGAGGAGACCTCCGAGGAAGAAACATTCGCACAAGCCGATGAGTTTGTCGGAGATCCAGAGGATGAATTGGCCGAGCCCTCTGTCTATCAAGAAAAGTTTACCGATGAAATGCGTGGTAATTATTTAGCAAGATTTCACCCAGAGGAAATCCATAAACCCTTTGATGAAATGTACAAGCTCTCGCAGATTACTCGAAACGCAAATGGTGTCATTGAGGATCCCAATCATCAAACCTATCCCATCTTGTCTAAATACGAGAGAGCTAAAATCATCGGATTGCGCGTGTCTCAGCTCAACAAGGGTGCTGAACCGTATGTTACTTTGAAAAACAAGCAACTTATGGATGTTTCCCTGATTGCAGAGAAGGAGTTGCAAGAAAAAAAGTTACCCTTTATTCTGATGCGACCTATTCCCAATCGTCCGCCTGAATATTGGAATGTGAATGATTTAGAATACTTATATTAAACATAGAGGCTTAGATATCTTCCGCTGATTTCTTATCAACCTTTTTTTTGATACGAGGTAGCTTGGCGCCAAGGAACCCTTCCATACGCGCAATAAAGGCATTGTTTGGAATGGCTTTTCCGTTTTCATAGGTATGAATGATCTGGGTGGGTACACACATCTTGTTGGCCAGGTCTTTCTGGCTGAGACCTTTGGCTACCCGTGCCTGTTGCATCGCGACCTTGAGCTCGACCGTGACTTCCATCAAAGGAACATCTTCTTTTGGCTTTGGTTTGGTCACCTCAGGCAGCTTCACCGGCTTGTTGAGAATAATCGTGGTCCAATCCTGAGTAGCCATCTTTACTTATCCTTTGATTTTATTTTTACATCAATTTTATAAATAAAATAAAATGGATCTGCTTACAATTGTTAGACTTCTTTGACACATGGTCTATTATGCAGTCGCAAAAGGTCGAAACATCGGCATCTTTACAACCTGGGCAGAATGTCAGCAATCGGTCAAAGGTTTTAAAAATGCACTCTTCCGTAAAACCGAGTCTCGGGAAGAAGCGGAAGCCTTTATTGTTCCGGTTGAAGGAGGTGAACCCGCATATTATGTTTATACGGATGGCTCTTGTATCCACAACGGGTACAAGAATGCGGCTGCGGGTATCGGGATCTTCTTCGGGCCCAATGATCCACGCAACGTATCCAAGACGATAGAAGGAAAACAGACCAACAATACAGCCGAACTATCTGCGCTCATCGAGGTTTATTCTATTCTAAAAGAAGACATTCAGAAAGGAATACCTATTACCGTGGTGAGTGACTCGGAATACGCGATACGATGTGCGACCTCTTATGGATTAAAATGTCAGGAACAGGAGTGGCCTGATATACCCAATCGACCATTGGTCTATGAGGCATTTAGTCTATACCGAGACAAACCCAATGTTCATTTTCTACATATCAAGGCGCATACTGGAAAAAAAGACAGGCATTCTATTGGTAACGCGCATGCGGATGAGTTGGCTGGACGTGCTAGTAAGTCTACATAAGATTAATCTCTCACATGCCTTTTAAGATTTTTATCTCTTTTTCTTGTCTCTCTATAAGATCTGTCATGAAGAGTGACAGCTTTGTGTCTTTTTCTAATAATTTTTTACTCATGTGGATCGCCATCGAATGATGCGGGATCATACCCAGTGTGTATTGTCTATCTGTCACTAGAAATTGTGTACGAATGCATACTATATTGATTACGACTAAGAATATTCCTATAAAACATATCATCCATTCTTGATCTATCCACCCCATAAACAGAAACATCCACCCCGTCATAAGGAGTGTCATGTATGCATCATTGATACTAAACCGCATATCTTCTACTTTATCAACCCAAACGTTCATCGTAGATAAAACTCCAGACAATACCATGATAAAAAACATATTCACATAATGGCTTGTGGATGAATGCTTCATGATATAGAAAGACATAATTATAATCATAGAATGGATCCCATGACAGCGGGTAGAAAAATAAGATTGCATGTTGAATTTCTAGAAAGAATGGAAGAAAAGGAAGGTGCTTTACATATTTGTTATGATTGTTTCAACTATACAGAAACACCTATTCTATGGTATCGTGACTATCGTTTTTATCCTTATTGTGCAACTTGTATACATGCTTACTTTCAACCCATTAAAATTGAGGTTGATTACATTCTGAAGAAGAGACGACATGCTTGTACTAGAGATGGTTCACGCGCGTAAGGTAACTGTGTTACAGGACATTCGTTTAGAATACGGTTTCCGTCAATACCTAAAAACCTATTGTTATGAATGTATTCAGGATGTTCATCTTGAATATACTCTCTTACTGGATTATAAAGAATATACCTTTTGTTCCTATGCTTGTGCAAAGAAAGCGCGGAGACAAATCCTGTGTAGGGGTCGACAGCGAAGGAACCCAGATATGGATGACCTTTGTAAAATGTATTCAGTTATGAAATAGATATAAATCATTTTCTTATGTTTCTATAATGGACCGTGTAGGACAATTGAAAAAGATCCAACAGGAAGCCCTTGAATTGTTTACCAAGAAGAATGCGGACTATGGCGATGCGTTTGCCAAGTTTGGGGTGATCGGTGTGTTGATGCGCATCGAAGACAAAATACAGCGTGCCCTCTCCATCACAAAAAATGGGGTTAATCTAATAGATGATGAAACCCTAAGAGATACCATGATTGACTTGCATAATTACTCGGCTATGACCATGATGCTCCTGGATGAATAATCGATCTCCGGAGGCCGTTTTCAGAAAAGGCGTTTTTGAAAAAGGGTCGACCCAAAAATCCGATTCTCTCTCCCGCGATTTATACTTTTTGGTAAGTCTATACTAATGTATAAATGCATGTCATTTTTTTACAAAAGTATAAATCGATTGTCACCACGAATAATGTGATGAATGAGAATATCGAAAAAAGTATAAAAAAATAATATACACAATTATGT